CAATCAGATGAAGCGGTCGAGCACTTCAAGAGAAATAATGTCATCGCGTCTGGTATAATAAACGAACGAAATGCAGAATTACAGAAAACGGATTGGACTCAGCTCGCTGATGTGTATATAGATGACATTACACGTAGTAAATGGAACAATTACAGGCGTCAATTGCGCGAAGTTCCTAATACGGGTATTTTGTATAATGAAAGATTTGAACCGTATCAAGTAAATTGGCCAGAGCCACCCCAGTAATCAAATCCGATTTTATGTGATAGTGACAGCTTAAAAATAAACTCTCACTATATTATAAAATGTCTGGTGGTATTGCCCAACTCGTCGCCGTCGGCGCTCAGGATGTGCACCTCGTCGGTCAGCCCGAGGTTAGCTTTTTCCGCTCCACTTATAAACGTCATACGAATTTTTCCCAAACTGTCGAGCGTCAGGTCATCCAAGGCAACGTTTCGAACAGTGGTATGTCGACCGTTCGCTTTGAGCGCAAGGGTGACATGCTCAACTATGTCTATCTCGTTCCCAATGATGGTAGCGCGACCCAAGCTATTGCCGATTGGACTAGTGTAATTTCCAAGGTAGAGCTTCTAGTGGGCGGCCAGGTCATTGATGAGCAGGACTCGACCTACTCAACTCTCATTGCGCCTACTCTCTCCGCGACCAACTCTTCCAAGTCCGTCGCCAGCGACCTCTACGGTGGTGGAACCAACGAGCGCTTCTATCCTCTCCGTTTCGCTTTCTGTGAGAACTGGCAGACTGCTCTCCCACTTATTGCCTTGCAGTATCACGATGTAGAATTGCGTATCACTTGGGGTGGTTCTGCGGCCTCCTACAAGTGGGACGTCTACGCCAACTACGCGTACCTCGATACCCAGGAGCGTGAGATGTTCGCTTCTCAGCCCCTCAACATGCTCATCACTCAGGTCCAGAAGGCCGTGTCTTCCGGTTCCAAGATGCAGGAGCTCAACTTCAACCATCCAGTGAAATACCTCGCTGCTGGTAAGGCGTCTGCTCTTTCCATTCTCCACAACAACAATAAGCTCAAGCTCCAGATTAACGGTACTGATGTCGCTGATTTCAAGTTTGCCGATCCCAACTTCTCCCATGTTCCTCTCTATTATCACACTTCCAACGCTTCCAAGCCCTCGACTCTCAAGACGCTGTTCTTCTACCCCTTCTGCCTCGATGCGGGTAAGCTGCAGCCCACAGGTACTCTCAACTTCTCCCGTCTCGACTCGGCTCGTCTCATCAACGACAGCCAGAACGTCGGTGACGACATTTATGCCGTAAACTTCAACGTATTACGCGTGGAGAATGGTATGGGTGGTCTATTATATTCTAACTAATTAGTAAAAGATGCTTTGGAAAATATTTTTTCTTCTATCCATCGTTTTTGTATTGACGTACGATCCTAAGTCCAGGACACTCGAAACCTTTGTCGGTCAGCCCAAAACACCGTCCACAAGCAAATCGTGTGAAAATGCGCATTACGAAGCCGTTCAGTTTGCTCAGACACCATATGAGTGTCCTACTCCTGGTAAAACCAAGATGGGTGCAGTGATGTAGAATGCTTAAAAAGAAGATGTTAGTTTCATCTATAAATGGTTCCAGTCACGAAAGACACTCTTTTAGTTGTCGCAACTATCGTATGTGCTGTCGCCCTCGTATTTCTCTTTAAGGAATTAAACAAGGCGAAGAAGGACATCGATGGGTTTAAGAATTTTTCAGCCCAGGTCGTCAGGCACCTGACCGCTCCCCCTTCCGCCGAAGAGACACCCGTTTCTGACACGGAAGACGAGCCGAAGAAAATCGAGGTAAAGGAGGACGAATAAACATATCGACTTATTATAACTTGCGAATGCGCAATGAAAAAGTACAAAGCGATTGCAATACCGGTTAGCTTTGCTGATGGGAAACCTCGGTTTCTCACAGTAAGAGATTGGCGCTTTAAGGATTGGATTTTCGTCACGGGTGGATGTAGAAGGCGAGAGATATTCAATCCTTTACGATGTGCCTTAAGAGAATTAGAAGAAGAGACACGTGGAGTTGTCTCACTAAAAAACGGAGAATACACAGAATTTAAATTTACAGTCAAGGAGAGTCCAACGGTAGAACTCGAGTACAATGTATATATCTTTTTCGTCAACTTTTCTCGTTCGGAACAGCAGATCCAGGTCCGAAAGTTCTACGAAGAAAAGCATAAGATGCAGTTGAAAAAATTAAACAATCAACCCATTCGTAAAACCCACGACGAAAACGATTACATGAGTTACGATACCCTCGAGGAGTTTAACTCACGTAAACGTTGGAAACTCATAATCGATAATGTTCTTAAAAACCCTAAATTCTACGCGTGCATAAGTTCTCATAACAGAAAAACCTTCTCTATTAAATAATGAAGTCTAAGGCTTTCATTTTAAGACAGATTGGTGACTTGCTCGAGAAGAACAGGGGTATGTGTGAACAGGAAGTAAAGGAATGGATGGCCCAGAACGAAGAAAAGACGGTCTATGAACTATTGACCTTTAAGAAGGAAATTTCACAGACGAAGGAATATCCAGACGTTTCTTGTATGAAATGGTTTAGAGATGATGAACGATAAAAAGGTATGTTTAAAAAGTGGTACGCCAATAATGCGACCAATCTATCACATGTGCTCATGGACGGGGGAAAGCTCTCTGTGCCATTTGATAGGTTGAACGAATTTTATGATGTATACATCAACGCTGTTAAATCGGGGAAGAAGATTTACGTCGTGGAACAGAAGAGTGAGACGTATAACTTTTTCGTCGATATCGATTATAAAAATCCAGAACCTTTGGGAATCGATGACATTCAGGATATTTCTAAGGTTATTTGCGAGACGGTGAAGTTTCATGGTGGTAAAGAGTGTCTCATTTCGGTGGCGCAGCCTAAGCAGTGTGGATTACTCACGAAGACCGGTGTGCACCTAAACTGGCCGGGTCTCGTCGTCGATCAGGCATCAGCTATCGCTCTTCGGGAACATATTCTCGTATCACTCGCTAAGTTTAACCGAAATGTTGAATGGAATGATGTCATAGACGCGGCGGTCTATGGAAGCGCAGTACGCCGGTCAAAAGGAAGTGGATTCAGGATGCCGTGGTCATACAAACGAGCGAAACATGAGGCGTGTGGTTCACGAGGGTGTAAAGACTGTGAGAATGGTCAGGTGGACCAGGGCCCGTACCTACCCTTGTTCATATACACGGATGAAGCGAAACGTATAGACCAAAACCCAAGTGTAGAGATTCTTAAGATGGCCGCCGTCAGGACGGATCAGCCAAAGAATGTCACCATCGATGTTCCATCTGTCAAGATAAAAGAGGTTTCCTTCTCGGCAGAGGAGACGAGGAACGAGATTTACGACGAAGAATTGAGAAGTCTTATAGAGGACTTTGTTCGAAAGAATATGGAAGGTCAGGGTGATGCCTATATCACTAAACTTTTCAAAAATAAGGAGACCTATTACGCGGCGACAACTTCTAAATACTGTGAAAATGTCAAAAGAAAACATGGATCTAATCACGTGTGGTTCATCATAAGTGGGCGAGAGATTCTCCAAAAGTGTTTTAGTCGACACGAAACGATCGTGGGGCGTTATGGTGGATTTTGCGAACACTTTTGTGGTCGAAGACACAAACTTACGAATGCTATAATAGATAAATTATACCCCAATAAGGCTGACCTTAAAAAATGCCCGGAAATCAAAAAATACGTCGAACAACCCCAGGTCGACGTGAAACCCGAACTCGAAGCTTTCATCAACAAAAACATGAAGACGGATGGTGATCTACAGGTTGTAAAGCTTACTAAGACGAAAGGATACAGCCTCGCTATGACGACTTCGAGTTTTTGTGAAAACATCTCAGGAGAACACGAAGGTAAATTGATGTCGTACATCATAAAAAAGGGTGAAATAACTCAGAAGTGTCCTATTTGTAAAAAGAGTAAGGCGAGAACACATAAATTACCGTATAAAATCACCGAAAAACTGCATGTTAAAAGTACTTAAACAATTCGATACTTAAAGTATAAATGACTGTAACTACCCGTACACGTTTTGGCCGAGCTGTCAAGAAACCCGTTCTTTATGTACCCGCGGAGGAGGTACTTATCGATGATTACGCTTCAGACGAGCACGATTCTGTGATTGATTCTGATATCGACACCGAGGATGAAGAGGGTTTCAGTTCGGAAGAGGATTACGATGATGACGCGGATGAGAATGGCAATCTCAAGGATTTTGTGGTAGACGACGCGAGTGAAAGTGAGGAAGAAGACGCTTAAAAAAAACAAAAACTATATTAGAAAATGGAAGCGGACATAGGCAATCCCATTGAGTATAATCCTACGATAGACCCTTTAAATCAGGAGAAGGACGAAGAAGGGGACAAGCATGAACAACCCTATTACTTTCATCCCAGTGAGATGAATTACGCTCCACCCCAACCACCTCCTCAGAATGAGAAATTCGATTTATTCACGCAGATTGATAAATCTACGTGGATAATCGCGTTTGCTGTTTTCCTACTTGGATTTTTTATGGGAAAAACAATGCAACCCGTTATACTTCGGTATACGTGAGTTCGCGAATACGTCTCGATAACTTGGTATCAGCATCTTCATAGCTCTGAGATTCGATGGGTTTTTGGGGAAACCCACTTAGCCAGTGGTCCTCGGGTACACTCGAATACGCGACGAACGTGCCTATATCACCGTATATAGGTTTAATTTTTCCAGTAGCATCCCTCTTTATCAGCTGGGATGGATAGTTTGGATGTATGAACGCATCATCTGTATCTTCAACAAAACCGGCAGTTGTCGATGTTTCGGAAACTGTTTTGTTTTTTAAATCATAAGTTGGTTTAAAAAACAAAATAAAGAAAGCCCCAACGAAAAGGATCGTAAGGATAATCCTGAGCATTTTGTTTTATTGTATATGAATATTATTTACGCAGAAGAAACTTCGGGTTCTCCTTCCTCCTTAATCTCATCCATCTTTCCATCAGTCGACTCGGCGGCCTTGGCGTCCTCCTCACGCTTCCTTTGGCGATCCTTCATCTCCTCATTGACAATATCATCGGCCTCCTTGACGAGCTCTTCCATGGGAGTATCGGGCTTCTCCTTCTTCAGTCTCTCAAGAACCTCCGCCGGGTGAGAGATGGGCGCCTCGTCGGGCTTGGTGTAAAACTTCGAGTTCTCATCACCGGGGACGTATCCACCAGCCTTGGTTTCCATCATGGCAGCCTTACGCTCTTGGAACATGCGAGTAGCCTGTGCCTGGTTCTCCCTGTATCCAGACATGATTTCCTCGAGCTTCTCGTTGGTGTAGTGTACGTCCTCAATCTTCGTGGGGTCGGGAGGAATGAGAAGCCACTTATACATATCTACGACATAGATGTCGAAAGTGGGATCCTCCTTCTGAAGACGCTTCGCATGGTTCGCGGCCTCCTCGCGGTTCGCAAAGGCTCCGCGAATCTTGATACCGAACTTATCATTCTTCTGTGGCGCCTCCGGTCCAATAATACTGAGGCACGCGTAGATCTGTCCGGGGACGGTCGTATAATCCTGTTCGAGAGACATTATGCTTTTATATAAGCTTAAAACTTTAAGCCATTACTTAAGTATCAAATGCACGAATATTGGGATAAACAACCCGTTCCTCGTGAAGGTACGGAACCCGGTGAAATAGATGGGTCTCGTGTCATTGCGAAGAAAACGACAAAACTTCCAGAAGGTCTCATATGGTCATCGTGTACCCTGAAAGAAGCGTGTGAATTTTTGAAAGAATATTACGTATTACATGGACAGTTTAAATTGGCATACACCATTGAAGGTCTTAAATGGTCTATAGACGATAGTATAGCCATTCGAAAGGTTGATACGAAAGAATTAATAGGATACATAGCCAGTACTCCTTTAGATGTGAACGTAGAAGGGAAAGAACTTAAGATGACCCAGATCGATTATCTATGTGTACATCCTTCATATCGTTCATCGAAACTCGCTCCACTTCTCATCACCGAAATTAAGCGCCGAGCGAATAAGAAGGGTATTTGGCAAGCTATTTACACGGCCGTAAATAAGATTCCCACACCCATCACAAAATCATGTTATTGGCACAGATTCTTGGATGTGAAGCACCTCGTAAAAACAGGATTTCACCAGACAAATAGACTCCGTGAGAAGTTTTACGTGATTAGGGGTCCGTGTAAACATGCATGGAGAAAGATGACCACGGAGGATATACCCAAAGTAACTTCTATACTCAAGGACCATGTGAAAGATGCCAAAATAGCTCCAGTTGTTACAGAAGAGTATGTGAAACGCGTTATGCTACCCATTCATTCATACGTGAATGACACCACAGATGATTTCATATCTTTCTATGATATTCCATATGAACGTCGTGACGGGTCGGGTACTGTAAACCAGGTATACAGGTTTTTTATGGTTGGTGACGTGTACAACGACGCCTTCCTCATTGCTCGAAATCTCGGATTTCACGTCTTCAATAGTGCAGAGGCAGGTCTGAGTGTAGAAACACTCGAGAAAGAAAAATTCATAAAGGGGTCGGGTTCGGTGTACTACTATATGTGGAATTGGCATCTAAGTGAACCACTAGAACTCGAAAAACTTAAACTTATTATTCCATAGGACGTTAAAGTTTTAAATCGTAAAACGATTATGGAAGAGATTCGTCGAAATCACAACGACGCCAAACGGACACTCATACAGTCCGTGGCTCGTGAAGGCCAACACATTCTAGACGTGGGATGTGGTTTCGGTGG